TTCAGGTCTGGCGGCTGTTTTCACCAAGTACGCAGGGATTCCCTCGATGTACATGATGAACCTATTTGACATTTTAGGTTCAAAGTTGGTGAACATTATTTCATTTGGGTCTAACAAATTTGCCATTTATATTTCTCCTAATTCTTTCTAATAAATAGTGTTATCTTAAAATTATGCCCCTGGGAAAGCTGCGCCAGTAGGAAGAATGTTGAAATCAAGAACGATGAATTCAGCAGTCTTTGTAGGTTGTAAGTAAATTTCACCTACCATAATGTTTCTATCGATAACATCTGGTGTGTTATTGGTATCGTCCATCACCACTTTGAAAGCGTAAAGACCATTTCTTTGTTGGATTGATTCCAAGTATGGGTTTACGATTGACAAGAAGCGGTTTCTTGTAGCAGCGGTATTTTGTTCGAATACCAAGTATCTTGTAGAAGAAGCAATGTACTTCTTAACAGCGATTAATAATCTACGAACATTGATTCTATCAAGAGCAGATGGTTTAGCTTGTAAGGTCTTTTGACCAAATACAGTAGCACCTTGTCCAGGGAATGTAGCGATTGGGTTGATACGACCTTCATATAACGAATCTCTTTCATCATGTGTCAATCGAGTCTTAACCTCAATAACGTTAGTCAAACCACCACGATTCAAACCTGCGGGAGCGTACCATTCAGCACCAACCGAATCATTGAAAGCAATTACACCAGGAAGAACAACACTTGGTGGAACCCAGACTGGCTTATTCTTATCAGTATCAAGGATTTTAACCCAAGGATGGTAAGTAGCAACATAGTTAGAGTCAAATGATGTCAATGTGTTTACAGCAGTAGCGATTGAATCACCATATCCAGCAGTATCCATAACGTAGAAACAATCTTGTCTATCTTCACACATATCTTTAGCGTATGTAGTAACTGAAGAGTGTAATCTATGTAACAAACCTGGAATCACAACCATGTTGATGTCGAATTCATCAGGGTTAGAAATTGCGTTGATAGCTTTTCTTAAAGCAACAGTACCACTAGCAGTAGCAGATGAACAATCTAAACCTTGAGTGTTACCAGCAACAATATTGTTTCCGGTGTAAATTACTCGGTTTGGCTCCCATCCATCAAAACCACCTTGGAAAGGTACGATGAACTTTTTGTAATCAATATTACTTGTAGTCAATGATACAGTTGAAGAACCAGACTGACAAGTAGCCAAATCAAATGCGTTACCAACTACTTCAGTATTAGCATCTGGTGTTGGGTTCAAGAAGTTCAAGTTATCAGTAGATGTGAAATCATATGAATAACCAAAGAACACTTTAGAGTTATAAACACCATCCAAAGATTGAGTAGTTACATAAGTTGGTTCTGGTAAGTTATATCCACTATGAAGTGGTGAAGTTACAGCAGCAAATCCAAATGGAACTAATGTAGAATCTACAGCACCATTTTTAACATCATCAGCAACTTCTACACGGATGTGAGTTGAAATGTTTGGATAATCACCATTGAATACCAATTTACCTGTAGATTCCACAGTAGTGTATCTATCACCAATAACTCGTGCAATATAGTTTGGAGAGTTAGGGTCAAGGTTTACATTTGTAAATTCTTCTACGATGTTAGGTCTGGTATCAGCATCTTGAACATTTTGGCCAAATATAGAGTAAGGAATTTTAGAAGTATCTACTCTACGAACTTGAACAGTAAATGTACCGAATTCAGAACCTGGAACTTCAGAAGCAGGTTTGATATCACGAATAGCAATCTTAAATTCATAGTTTGTAGCATTACCATGTGATAATGTATGGAACTTAAATAAGTTAGTAGCTACACCACCAACTTTTTGAGATACGATGTAAGGAGTAGATGCTTCGGAGTAAGCTTTAGTGTAGTCTGTGTCGTATTGTACAATTGATACCGAAACGGATTCGTTTGTAGCAAATGATTGTGACTGGAATGTTGAAAAGTTCAAATAGGTGTAAGCCACTTTAGATGACTTTGGAGCAAATCCATAAACTTTTGTAAAGTAGTTATCCGATGTTGGGTTCATAGACGCTGAAGTAGAGGTTGCACTAACCAAACTACCTGATAGCGTTAATACGAAAGATGAAGCACTACTTGTATTAACATTTGATATGTCAAAATCACCACCAAATGTAGTTGTAGTGGGGTGTAATATTGCACCAACCTTTTGACCAGCAGATGATGAAACCACTAAAGCAATTGGTTTGGCGGTATACCCATCAGCACCCAATACTCTTACGATAGTAGCATTTGAAGCATCCTCTAAATAAGATTGTGCGGTGTAAGGTAGGTATGAATCTTCAGTCAAACCTCCAAACTTTTGTTGGAATTCATTGAAAGACTCAACTCTCGTTGGAACGAAAGCAGGTCCTTTTATAGTTTGTCCGATTAGAGCGCCACCGATTTCGCCAATACCTTGTGGTAAGAACGAAAGGTCTTTTTCTCTTGTGAATACACCAGGACTTACAATTCTTTCAGCCATTATTTTTCTCCTAATATTCTATTTTTGGTTTTCCTTAATAATAAATACACAAAAAATTAGGGAAACGAGATAGTTATTTTTTAGGAACAAAGGTATTTGTACTGATATCGTACTCACCCTCTCCATATTTTTCTTTTAATTGTTTAGAAATCATTTCTTGATTAGCCATCATTTGTTTATATTCTCCAAATAATGTAGCCTTTTGTGACTTCAAACTTTCGAATATTTCTTCCAATTGATGGATTTCCAATTCTATCTCACCCAATCTTGTTGTAGTGAACAAAACTTCTTCTTGAAGAGCTTTTACTCTATCAGCCTCTTCTTGTGTAAATTGAATAACTGTTTTTTCCATAATATTAATATTTTACTATATAAATATCTAAATTTTAGACATTACCATCCATTTTTGGATTCTCACCCCAAGAAATCTTCCCAACTGAAAATCTCCGTTTTGTATTTGGGGTAGTTCCCTTATATTCGGGTACAATGTATGCTTTTGCGGTTAATCCGATTGTAGCTTTTGAAATTCGGTCTTGACTCATTTCAGCTATAGTTTCAAATGAATATGAGTCACCCTTTATAGCAAATTTATATCGTTCACCAAAAGATTGACCTTGGAAATAAATAATTTGTTCTACAATTTTGTTGACCTGTTCCATGTAGTCACACCAAACCACCACTTCATATTCTAAATTAACATAATCAGGTCTAGCAACAGCCACATACTCTTTCACAGGTTGTTGACCGGTGAGTATCGAAAATTGGTCATATCTATTAGCTTGTGTATATTTACGTTCAAACATTTGTTCAGCATCTTCAGAATTTGCAACCTTCAATTTAGATAGTTCTGTGTTTATTGATAGATTGTTTCTTTTGAAAGAAATTACTGGTGTTAAAATCATACCATTGTCATCTCTCATAAACCCATCACGTTGTGCACTTGCCCATTTTTCGGGAGATGCATACATTACAGGTACAGGTATATATTTACCACCATCTTCTACGAGAGGTTTTACATCCAATTCTAAAAATGACTTGAATGCCAAATCAATATCATAAATACCAACCGAAACATTTTTCAGATTGTCATTATCTCTACGAGTTTGATTTGCCTTATTTAATTTAGGGTCTAAACTTGTGGACGATTGTGTCTGATTTAGATTTGGTTTATTTGGGTCAGATGTTCTAAATTTTGTTGCCATTATAATCCCATCGGTATAGTATTAGAATTTGAATTAGAATTTCCAAATCGAGTTTCTACCAAATTTAATGTGGTTTGACGTGTAACGTGAGCATCACAAACAATTGATACTGAATAACCATGAGTCTCACCACCATCCCAATGGTCTGGATTTTTACCACCAAAAAATTGAGCTTCATTAATTGAATCTATCTGAAAATACTCACCCATCCAATCTATGATATCACCAACTTCAGGATAAAGATTTTTATCATCCTTCAAAGTATCTTTTAAGAATCTAAAAACAGCAGTTCTGGTATATGATTGACCAAAGTCATCTGAAACTTGGTCGATTGTATTATACTCAATTAAACATGGAATTTTTACAGGATTGTAATAAACTTTATCTTTACCTTCACCATATACATTTACATTAGTGTCAGAAATCACAAGCTTATAGTAATACACTTCCGTATCAATTATATCATTGATAAGTTCTTTGTTTAGGGTTCTAAACAAACTCATGTCTCGTTGACCTGTGAATAATGCCATTTATTATCCTATATAAATTGCTCTTGGTATTCTGTTCAGAGTAGATTCAAGGAATTCGGCCTCATTAGCTTTAGCTTCCATTAAAGCTCTTCTTGAAGTTGCTTCAAGTGTTTCTTTTAACTCGGTTAACAAGTTTTCTTTTTCAGTAGAAGCCTCACCTCTTAAATCCGCACCATCCAAGGTTACATCAGCACCAGGAATAGGAATTGCGGAGAATTTAGCTCTAACAGCACCTAACATTTCTTTAGCAAGAGCCAATGTATATTTTGTAATCCATTGTCTTCCGGCCGAATTGATATCACTATATGATAATCTCAAAAATGGAGCATTTGATAAATCACTAACTACGTTAGAAGCTGCCACCGGATTATTTTGTTGACTATCCAAGGTGTACTCAAAATAAACTTTAGTTCCAGAATCACCATCAGTTGGAATTGGGAATATTTTTATTCTATTGTTTATCAGTTGGAATGAGTATTGAGATTTACGGATTTGGTCATTAAATTCGATTGCTTGTAAGCGAAGTAAGTCGTCATACATTGGTTGCATCATGAATGATACACCCGGTGAGTAGTTACCCCATCCAAACGTATTCATCATTTGTTGTGAACCAAGACCAGTACCTACAAATGGGTCAAAATATCTTGAAATAGCAGGAGGCGCTTGGTGAAATACTTTACGAATTGTAATACCATCGGAGATAGAACCACTTTCAATAGCCAACGTAGAGTCGGTCATTAAATTATAGTTTTGTTTTCCCGATGTAAGTTCGAATGACCCACTAAAGTGAGTTATAGAACCACCAGACCCAGCTTCAGTACCATAATCTTTAGCAATATTTACTAAAGTTTTAAGGTTGTTATTTAATTGTTTGTTTCTCAAATCAGATGATGCATTCGAACCTTGTAGTGATAATAAATTTTCACGAGTTCTATACAAATTAACTTGAGATGAATATTCATTTGTAGCTTCTTCAAAGCAAGCAAAAAAGTTTATATCTTGTAATTCAATATCTACTATTGGATATCCAAGTCGTTTTGCGCACCATTCAGCAACCTTCGGGGCGTCTGAACGGAATTGTGAGTCTCCATCAAAAAACCCAAAGGGAGTGGATGAACCACTTGTAAAAGTAGCCGAACCCGGCCATATTGGAATATTAACTGCCATTTAAACTCCTATAGTCTATCTCTATATAAATAGTAAGATGTCTTATCTTTCACTATTTTTCATAAAAGATACTATAATATATCGA